AACATATCTCCTATCTGAGGAGCAACAGTTAGTCCATCTACTGCTAATGTACCACCTGACTGTGACCCACCATTAACCAACACAGTGCCATACGCAGGTACATTTACTTTTGTAAAGCCACTACCAGATGTTTTATACAAGTCTGAGTTTAGTGCTACAATAACATCATCACCAAAAACTTCTACACCCTGTGTTCTGTAAGCAGTGTCATATGTTTTAAATGTTAATGCTGCACCATTTAATGGACTAAACTCTAATGCTACATCATTGCTTAAAGATTGTGAAGAAGATAAAACAATATTATTTTGATCTGTTACACTAGCCACAGTTACAGTTCCTGAAATACCTGTCCCTGTAACTTCCATTCCTGCTTCTATAGTGCCAGAATTTCCATCTAATACTAATGCTGTAGCACTACTTATTGCACCATTTACATTTGCTGTAGCACCAAGACTAGCAGATAGTGTTAACGTAGTTCTATTGTTACCAGCATCAAAAGATACACCTGTTATTGTATGTGTTCCTGTTATACCTGCTACAGTAAATGTATCTCCTGCTACAGGTGTAGTGTGTGTCCTAGCTACAGTTAGTGTAGTTCCTGTTTGACCTTTTCCATCTACAACTGCTAGTCCGTATGGTGGTATCTTATTAGCATCAAACTTACTAAACCCAAGTATTCTCCTATACCCACCAACAATAGATGGCTCAAAGTTTTTTAGAGTTATTGCAGATCCAGGCATATTAATACCTTGTTGCAACGGACTTATATTTGTTACAAGCCCACCTCTAAACTCTACAGGAAACGTTTGTCGTTTAGTTGGCATGGATTACAATACTCTGCTTGGTAGTATCTTAGTGTTCATTGCTCCTGTGGCAATAGCTGTTGAACGAACATAGTCATATCTATTAATGTAAAGAGTACGCATATTTTTAATACCATCATCAAATGCACTTTTTAAAACCATAGCCTCTTGTGTTTCACCTCTAAACATATAAGCTGTATACATAGCCCCATCTACAATTACATATCTAAATTGTACAGGTAAACTAGGAACATCTGTAGCTGCTGATAAATTAGTAGGCAGTTTGTAATAATCAAACTCTAACACATAAGGTTTGTCAGGGTATGGATAAAGTAAATAGTTATTGTCAGGGGTTCTTACAATAGCTCTAGGTACTTCTCCTTCGTTAAACTGTGTAACCACAGTGCTATTTGCTATAGTAGCTGCAGTTGTATTATTTGCTCCTCTAGTACATCCAGTAAAATCATTACCTGATATACCTGTGTAAGTTATTTCTTCAGCCCCTATATGCAAAGTACCCGTAGCCGAAAAGTTTGTTGTTGATGCGACAGTTATTGTTGTTACAGATGCAGATAGTCCAGAAGAAGCATTAACTGTAGTAGATACTATGGGGTCTTCTTGATTTGCATAATCTTTTGCTATGTATTCTTTATAGTCTAAAATACTTAAACTATTACCTATTGAACTTAAATTTACATCTTTTTTAATTCTTGCTGTAGAATAGTCTACAGACTTTGCATCTGTAGGTATAGAGTATCTAACTACACCTGCAGTTAAAGTTTTTGTTTCTGTATCATGGTTAAATGGAAAGCCATACTCATGCTGATTAATATATCTTATAGAAGAGTTAATAGCATCCTTTACCATAGCATACTCACCTATTGCAGAGGCAAAATTACTAGCAGTAAGTTCAACCTCGTTTAGCCTTCTATTAACATCATTAACTAAACCTAAATAATCGTATGCCATCTTATTCCCTTAGATCAAGCTAAAGGGGCCAACCTAAGTCAGCCCCTAAAGTTTTTATGCGAGTAGATCACGATCCACTTCATTAGCAGAGCTAGACTGTGTTACATCATCCAAGAGTACACATACTGCGTACACACGAATAATACCGCCAGTAATAGTTCCACCAGAAGTTTCAATTTCTACATCAATAGTATCTGCTGATGCAGTATATACTGGTAGTTGAGTACATACGCCACCAGATGTAATTGGAGGAGTGTGTGCTCCTACTGATGCACCATCTAGATCAAACGATGCAACAAATACATCCACGTCTGTACCAGTAATACCTACATGAATAGCAGAGTCTGTAGTAGTACCTTCCATTGCAGTGACAACTTTAAATCCTGCAAATAGGATCAAAGTGTTTGCAGGGACAGCAATAGCTTCAATAATATCATTTGCTGCTAGTGCAGTACCACCGTTTTGTAGGATAGCATCTGCAAGATCAATATCGTTCTGCAGAGTTACTAAACTTCCACGAAGCTGTTTATTGCCAGTACCGCCATTATTGGAAGTAGAGGCTGAGTTCGTGCTCATCGAAATAGTAGCCATAATTCAATCTCCCTTCTTATGCTGCGTTATACTTGGCAGTGGTGATAGCTTCTGGACGAAGAATCTTCCTACCATATAGATGCATACCACGAACAATGTCAGCAAAGCTGTCAGGGTCACGATATGTTTCTGTCTTATTAATCTGCTCTGCAGTTGCAACAGCAGAATCATGTCCAGCAACAATCACACCAAAATTTGAGTTTTGGTTAGCTGTTCCTGATGTTCCTGGACCTGTGCCTACGGCAGGAAGGTTTGAGGATACATACAAACGGAACCCGTGAAAGTTGTTGATTACAAGACCGTTACGTAGTCCACCTGACTCACCATAGTCTCCGTTCATAAAACGGCTATCTTCGTCAGAAAGGATTTCCATAAACACTGGATCAATTACGAGCCAACGACCTTGTGTATCAACTTGTTGCTGATCAAGCAAACGTTTCATACGTGCAATAATCATTGCAGGTGAAACAGTTGCAGTTGGAAGTGATGTGGCTCCAGGCATACGAGCAGTTACTGGAATCGAATGATCGCCAGCAGATGTCGTGGAGATGTTGCCAAAATCACCCTTCTTTAGTTTCATGCTTGAAAGCAGTTCATCATCACCTGCAGTCAAAACAGCTTTTTCACCACTTGCGGTGTCATTTGCTGTATCTGCCTTTGCATGTAATGCTGACTGTTTAAAGCCTGACATATAACCAAGAACTTCTTGGTCATACTGGTCAGCCAAACGATATGCTGCACGATCTGTTGCCAGATCCATGAAGTTTACGTGACTGTGTGCCTCTTCGATGTCATCCATCTTAAAAGCAAAGTAGTTTGACTTGTCAACTACCAATGTGAAATCTTCATCGTCTAGGTCTTGTGCAGTGACAGTTGTGCCACGTGTATAAGCCTGAACGGAGATCTCAGGTTCTTTGATAATACGAACAGTATCACCTTGAGCAGAAATCTCCCCAAAGTAATCAGAGTTCGTAATATCCCCAACAGTAGCAGCCTTGCGAAAAGCAAGCTGAACCTGTTTGGAGTAGATTATAGGACTAAAATTACCGTTAGGTAGGTTCCCATAACCCGATGCTGATGAAAAAGCCATGATATAATCCTCCTATAAGTTTGGCTTCACTATGAGCTAAACATATTTACATAGAGGCTGAATGATCTAATAGGGTGCATACTCTACTGATTGGCCTATCAGTTTTGTACGGGCCTATACACAAACAGGTAAGTCTTTTTGTTTAGGCTAATATTAAGTATTCTTACTAGAAGGTAGTCCTATTAAGGGGCTTCTAACAATTATACATATAGTTATACTGTATATTTTTTATTTGTCAACAGTATTTTATCGTGCAGAGCCAGATAAGTCATAAACAAACTTACCTGATCTGATTGATTCCATAATTGCGTCTGCAGCCTTTTCATATTGGTCTGCATTCATTTTAGCAACTTGAGATTCTTTAAACACGCCACTCGTATCTGTTGTTGCAGGTTCACTACGACTGGCACGACTATTAACTGATTTAGCTGCATCTTTTGAGCTATCTACTTTTTTAGTTTTAATGTTACGATCTGACTTATATAAATCAATAGCTCTTGCAGCAGAACGTGAGTCAGTATCATTTTCATATAATGCATCCTGTACCCACTTAGGTTGTTCATCTGCCCACTCATGAAAATCATCACTGTCTCTTATTTGACCAAAGTCAGGGTGAATTTGCATCAATTCTGCCTCTGCTTTTTCACGAGATGCAGTGGCTCTCATTTCATTTATTTCTTTTACTTTATCTTCTAATCCTGCAGATTGTTCTCTAGCTTTTTTAATTGCAATAGTTTCTACTATAGCTGCAACATCAGGATGTTGTTTTGCCCAAGCATCAATATCTTCATCTGATTTAGGTAGACGTATTTCTTTTTGTGTAACTTCTTTTAGTTGCTTTTCAAGATTTTTAAACTTGTCTTCCCAATCTTTTTCTTTTTGTTGCATGTGTCTACGAAGATCACCATAACGTTTTTTAAAACTTTTTTCCTCTGCATTTACAGGTTCCTCTTCTTTAACTTCTTCTGTAGGTTCTTCATTTTTATTATCAAGAAGTTCTTTTAGTTCCTGTTCATTTTTTTCTATTCTATTTTCATTTGCATTTTTTCTTTTCATAAATGCAACTTTTTTTGGTTCCTCTTTAACCATTACTGTTTCAGTCATTTTACTTCCTTTACTGGGGCCACCGTAGCCATGTTGGATGGGGGATGAGTAGCCAGCTTATATAGCAGATTACTTACGTGCTGCTATGCCACGATTCTTAGGGGTAGCTTTTTTCTTTTTAGGTTTAGTAGCTAAACCACCTTTATTTATTTGAGAAAAAATATCTGCACTTGGTGATTCTGCTTCTCTTATTTGTCGTGCTTGATTTAATCCTACTTTTCCAGCAGCTATGGAATCTGCAAATTTTGATCTATTAATAGCAGCCCTTTCTTTTACTCTTTCTCCAATAGATGAAGTACGAGGAGATGGAGAGC